CGCAAACTAGTAATAGTCTGACCACTGGTAGGCCTCCATTGGAGGCAGCTGATTCCGGCGCTCAGTTTGATCAAGCCGGCGTTCTTGTTGGAATGAAGTTGGAGGGGCAACTCAGCGTTTTAGCCGACGTTGTTTGTCCCTCTGTCCTCCGAGAACGGGTGCGTGCGGTACTTCCCGCAAAAGAGGTGGTCGAGGTGGGTCTCCATCACGGGCTGGAACAGGTGACTCGGATGTGCGCAGTTTATCGCGACGTCCTTGAATTTTCTGGAGTCACCGTGCCCAAGAGTTTTGAAGAGTCCCAGCTCCCATGGGTGTGGTACGCCGCCTGTGGCTTACTTGAAAAGTATCTCAAGTGGGCCACTGCGGATCTCCTCGCCAGGGTGCTGGATCAATCAGAACTCCCCCCTCGACCTGACTGGGCTGAAGATCGTAGGATCTTCTTCTATGGCAAGATCTCCGGCCATTTGAAGAGGATCTTGTTGTTCTCTCGGCGTGGTGACAAGCGTCCTATCCGGTCTATCCGCCTGGCGTACACTTTGTACCAGGCTAAGTCGGGTTCCCTGCCAGTCCCTGATTCCTTTGTGAGTCAGAATCTCTCGGACTGTGAACAGAGACTAACGACCACTCGTGATCTGGTGGTCCCCGACGGGCTTCAAGATCGTATTTATGAAGCCATTGACCGAACAATCGCGGAGCTTGTTCCACGAAAGCGCGTCCGGATGGTTGAACATCTCCTCCCCTCCACAAGATCTTGCTTCCAGATGTCTCGGAAGAAGGGAGGGGCCATCCGGTACCTGATAGGCCAGGGGTGCGAGACAGAGGCAGTGTCACGTGTGTTGTCACACACACTCCTCGGGTTCGTTCAAGGAGTCGATCAGAGAGTTTGGCCCATTTATGGCCCTGACCCTGACGATTTCCACGAACTCATGACCAAGTCTCGCGAGGTTGCGCTCCTGGCATCCACATGTGAGGCTACACCGGTGGCTTTGACCGAACCATT